GTGTTTCAACGACATGTTCAAGAACTCATGACTGCTCAGGATAAATCGGATGCACAATTGGTGGAGTCTTATCGTCACTATCGGGCTAGTGATTACAAACGTATGTTTGCCTTTCTTGCTGATTTATTGGCTGGAATTGAGCAGTACCGCGGCGTTAAGAAAGCAGTCAAGAAAGCCCGAGTCCGTAAAGCGCCAGCCAAAGAGAAAGTTGTGGCACGCCTTAAGTACGCCCGAGAAGATCGTGGCCTCAAAGTTGTCAGTATCAATCCCACAGACATCATTGGAGCCCAAGAGCTTTGGATATTCAATACCAAAACTCGTAAACTGGGACGCTATGTTGCAGAAGCCATGGGTCAACTGGGTATTAAAGGTACGTCAATTACCGGCTTTGACGAGGCAAAGAGTCTAGCCAAAACTCTAAGAAAGCCTGACGAGCAACTCAAAGAGTTCGCTAAGGCTGGTAAGGTAGCACTACGCACATTCCTTAAAGACATTAAAGCAGTAGAAGTGCGCCTTAATGGTAGAATCAACGAGGATACATTGCTACTAAAGGTGGGCTAACCCAACAGTCTCCAGATAAATAATTTATCTGGGGACTAATATGGTAACAATTAAAGCTGGGTTAAATTCTAGAGGTAGCATAGCCACCCAATCACTTGGTGGTCCCGGTCCAATCGCATTTGAAGATTCGCAAGTCGCTAACCCGCTTAGTATAAAATACAATGAAATCATCGACTATGTACGCTTACGTTTAGGCGACGGCATTGTAGATGTTGAGCTTGAAGCTGCTAATTATGAATTAGCTATTAAAACAGCACTACTCAAGTACAGACAAAAAGCCAGCAACAGTGTAGAAGAAAGCTATGCTTTTTTAGAGCTGCTGCCTGAAACACAAGAGTACTTACTTCCGCAAGAAATCATGGAAGTGCGTCAAGTGTTCCGACGTGGTATTGGATCCGTTACAGGTACAACTGCTAGTCAGTTTGAACCCTTTGCATCAGGATACTTGAATACTTACATGTTGGTAGCTGGTCGTGTTGGCGGCCTAGCCAACTATGAATTGTTTACACAATACCAAGAGCAAGCCATGCGTATGTTTGGTGGGTTTATTAACTACACATGGAATCGTGCTACTCGCAAGCTGACTATAATACGTAAAATACCTGAAACTGGTCGTACATTTATTCGTTTAACCAGTCTCACAGCCAGTGGAACTGCGGTTGGTAGCACAATTAGCATGGTAACACATGATGTATGGTCTATCACAGCCGGTGCGAGCCTAGTTATATCTAACTGTACAATTGGTGGATACAATGGCAATTATCAAGTGCAATCAGTAGACACTGCTACTCGCACAGTCACAATCGTAGCCACTCAAACTCTACAAGACACTTCAGTGTCAGGCTTTGACCTAAGCCGCACACAAGTATCTAGTCCAGTTACAGATATGCCAGCTGAGTCTGTGTTACTGCACATTTATAATTATAAGCCAGACGTAGTTTTACTAAACGACTATTTAGTGTTTCCCTGGGTACAAGAGTACGCTTATGCGTTCTGTAAAGGTATTTTAGGTGAAGCACGTAGTAAGTTTGCTCAGTTGGCTGGCCCTCAAGGTGGAACACAATTGAATGGTACAGCTCTAATTACAGAATCGCGCGAAGAAATCCAGAAACTAGAAGAAGATCTTAAGAATTTAGTTGATGGTTCAATGCCTCTTACGTGGGTGATCGGATAATGAAAATACAAGATATTATAATTGAAGGTAAAAAGGGACATTTACCAAAGCATGTAATAAATGCCATGCACAAAACTCATACTTACAGTGATGGGTATCGCACAGATGGTACTATGAACTTTTACCGTGTAGGCATGGCTGCTGCCATGGCTGATGGCAGCGGAAAACCTGTTGATGTTGATGAGCGTACTTGGTTCTCAACTCGTAATGTTTCTGTTCCTTACAGCGACCTTGAACATGAAATGATGCATCAAGCCTTCAAAGCAGTTAACACCAATTTAGAAAATCCAGTTTCAGATCAACGCAGTCGCGAAGCCGATGACACCAATAAGTCTAGTCCAATTCGGGCAAAGTCCAAAAACAAGTATGGTGTCTAAATATTGACTTTGTTTGTGGCTGGCACTATAATTGTGCTATGACACAAATTATTGGCATATCAGGATTTATTGGTTCAGGCAAAGACACTGTAGCTGATTACTTAGTTAACTACCACGGCTTTCGTAGAGAAAGTTTTGCTAATACCCTAAAAGATGCTGTGGCCTGTGTGTTTGGCTGGGACCGAATCATGCTGGAAGGGCGAACTGCTGCTAGTCGAGCCTGGCGTGAACAAGTAGACACGTGGTGGAGCAAACGTCTTAATCTTCCCTTTCTTACTCCACGATGGATTTTACAGCACTGGGGTACTGAAGTTTGTCGCCATGGATTCCACGATGACATCTGGATTGCCAGTTTAGAAAATAAATTACGTAATACCACAGACAATATTGTTATATCTGATGTGCGTTTCCCCAATGAAGTTGCTGCTATACGTGGTGTTGCGGGTAAGATGATCTTAGTGGAACGTGGTGCTCCGCCCGAATGGTTGGCCTGTGCCTTACAGACCATACATACCGCAGCGGATGATCAATGGATTATATCAGATCAGCAACGAGACATGCAGTCGAAATATCCTGATGTTCATCCCAGCGAATGGGCCTGGTTAGGAACAAAATTCGATCGTGTCATTGATAATAACGGCACCGTTGATGAACTCTATGCTCAAATTAAAAGTCTGGTTGAAGATTGCCAGGTCGCCAACGGGTCTTAGCAACTTCTTTCTGGCAATTCAAGCAAATAGTTTTTAAGTTAGTCCAGTGGTTATTGCCGGTGTCGCCATCTACATAGTAGACATTGCTTTGCTCAGTGAGCTTGAACCTAAACGCACATCTATCACATTGATCACGCTTTTTATATCCTGATCTCACCCACCCTGGTACTTCTGCTACTGGGCGCTTTCTTTTGTGTATACATGGTGTGCAAGCCCGTCGAAAATATACACGACCATGTCTATAATAGTTTATAGCAACAGGGTGTTGATGACATAAAGGGCAAATAGCTCGTTCCATGCTGGTATTTATAAAGGACCATGGAAAGGACCGAGTAACCGGGTTATTTTTAGGGCTACAAATAAATACTGTTAGAGGTTTTTCGCACCTGCTAACATAAGGAAAATAAAATGGCTCTAGTATCACCAGGAATAGAGATTCAGGTAATTGATGAAAGTCAATACCTACCATCGGCACTAGGTACAATTCCTCTTGTACTTATTGCCACAGCACAAGATAAGAAGATTAATGGTCTAATTGCACCGGGTACAACCAAAGCCAATGCTGGAAAAATTTATGGTATAACCAGCCAACGTGAACTAGCTGCTACTTTTGGCTTACCTATGTTCCGTCGTAGTGTAAATGACACGCCACTACATGCTGATGAAACTAATGAATATGGTTTAATGGCTGCATACAGCGCATTAGGCCTTGGTAATCGTGCTTGGGTGGTGCGTGCTGATGTTGACCTAGATAGTCTAATAGGTACCACAGTTCGTCCACTAGGTAACGTTGCTAATGGAACAAATTGGTTTGATCTTGCTGCTACATCATTTGGTATATTTGAATTTGATGAAACTGTAGCAGCTCCAGGCCTACCATTTAAGCAAATTACCCCGCATGTAATTTCAGATACTACCAAGCTATCATCAGGTGTTCCACTAAGCAGTGTGGGCAATATTGGCGATTATGCTGTAGTAGTAACAACCAACAATAACTTTGCCTACAAGAAAATTAGCAATAACAGTTGGGCACCACTTGGTAGCAGCGCATGGGCCGATGATATCCCCGTGGTAGTCAGCACTATGACTGGTGTAATGGCCAACTTATCTGACCCAACAGAAATCCCAAGTGCTAGTACATTAACCATTAACGGTGTAACAGTTACCGCTAACGCTGCGGTAACTTCGATGGCATTAATGGCTTCTACAATTAACTCATACTCAATTACTGGTGTTACGGCCAGTGTAGCAAACGATCGTTTGCAGATTAAAGTAGAAAGCACTGCCAAGAGTGGTGGTCCTAGTGCCGCAGCTGATGGACAAATGATCGTTAGTGATGGTACTAATACTCCTTTAGCCACAATTGGTATTACCGCTGGTACATATCGTCGCGCCGCAGTAACATACGGTGGATTTGCCGATATGCCATTATGGCGCAGAAGCTATACATCAACTGCTAGACCAAATGGCAGCGTATGGATGAAAACTTCAGTTGAAGGCAGTGGTGCTAACTTTGCTTATAAGCGTTATGCTTCGGCTGGTGATGCATGGACTGCTCTGGCAGCCAAATTATACAGCGACGGATTTACTGCGCTATATGGCATGGATCCAGCTGGTGGCGGCATCAATATTGCTGCTGGTAGTGTGTTTGTCAAGTACAACCCACTAAACAACGGCAACGTTGGCTTCAAAGTTTATACTCAGCGTTTTAAAGGTCAGACCAAAGTAACTGGTTCAGCAACCGCTCCAGTGTTTACTGCAAATGATAAATTCACTATCATTGCAAGTCAACCTGCGACAGCAACTCCAACTACCAGTGTAACAGCTGAAGTTCTTGGTACTACTGCACAAGATTTTGTAGCAGCTATTTTAACTGCCAATGTACCTAATGTTACTGCACAAGTTGAATCAACTGGTGCTGTTAGCATTATTCATAAAACTGGTGGTATTATTAGTCTAGCGCATGTTACTAATACAGTCACTACAAATCTAAGTACTTGCTTGACCGTGGCTGGATTTACAACTAGTGTGACTGGTGTAGTCGCAGATGTAGTAACCGGAACTGTTAACTTAACCAACTTCTTTACCACAGCTTACACATATTCTTCAGCTGAGCCATATACTACACCACCAGATGGTACAATGTGGTATTATGATGATCCTACAGCAGTTGATATCATGATCAGTGATTCGACTGGTTGGAAAGGTTATCGCACAGTAGGGGTTGATGCCCGTGGGTATGATCTAACCCAAACAGATCCAGCTGGTGTAATAGTCAGCGCAAGTCGTCCAGAAACACAAAGCAATAACGATCCACTTAAGAGTGGTGACTTATGGTTAGACACTAGTGATCTAGAACAGTATCCGAGAATCTATCGCTATGACCAACCCAGCGATGTTTGGACCTTGATTGACAACGCTGATCAAATCAGCCAAAATGGTATTGTGTTTGCAGATGCACGTTGGGATACAACTGGTGCAGTTGATCCTGTAATTGGTGCTTATCCTAGCACTGTATCAATGTTGTCAAGTGATTATTTAGATCTAGATGCACCAGACTATCGCTTGTTCCCACGTGGTACATTGCTGTTTAATACACGTCGTAGTGGATTTATTGTTAAGAAGTTTGTAGAAAACTATTACAATGATGCTTCGTTCCCAACCAAACCTACAGCGCCTGGAACACCAAGTGCATTACCTACACAGCGTAACGCATGGGTAAGCCAGATTGGTTATAACCTAGATGGGCATCCACTAATGGGACGCCATGCACAGCGTAATGAAGTTGTACAAGCCATGAAAGCAGCTATTGATGGTACACCAGCACTACGTGAAGAAGGTTACAACTATACATTATTAACAGCACCAGGATATCCTGAGCTAGTTACTAACCTAGTAGCACTTAATAATGATCGTAGTCAAACTGGATTTATCATTGGTGACTTACCAATGACATTGCCAGCCAAGATGGGCGACCTTGTTAACTATAGCAATACTGTAGCCACAACAGCAAGTCCTTATGTGGCATTGTACTATCCAAGTGCTTTGTCAAATGATCTAGATGGTAATGACATCGTTGTTCCAGCTAGCCATATGATGTTGCGTGCTTTCTTATACAATGACCAAGTCAGCTATCAGTGGTTTGCTCCAGCTGGTACACGTCGTGGCTTGATTGACAATGCTCGTGCTATTGGTTATGTTGATGCCAACAGTGGTGAGTTTGTGTTAAGTGGCTTAAACAACGCTATACGTGACAGTATGTACGAGAACCGTTTGAATCCAATTACTTTGTTACCAGGTGTTGGCCTAGTTGCATACGGACAAAAGACACGCCAAGGTACAACTAGTGCAATGGATCGTGTCAATGTAGCACGTTTGATCAACTATCTACGCAGCATACTACAAGGTGTTGCTAATCAGTTCTTGTTTGAGCCAAATGATAAGATCACACGTGACCAAGTCAAGCAATCAATTGAAAGTTTATTGAATGACTTGATCAGTAAGCGTGGTCTATATGATTACTTGGTTGTTTGCGATGAAACCAATAACACCAGCGATCGTATTGCTCGTAATGAACTATATGTTGATATTGCAATTGAACCAGTCAAAGCTGTGGAATTTATTTACATTCCACTACGCTTGAAGAATCCAGGAACAATTGATGGATCAGCAACAGCCTAATTATAATTAGGCTTGGGTGAAAACAGGCACCTAGTGCCTGTTTTCATTAAAGTGTATGTTAATGAGTTTTAGTGACCGGAAAAAAATTAGACCAAAATAGATAAATATTTTTATAAAAGTTCAGGAGATTAACATGGCAGTAGCCTCCCTAAGCAGATTTACAGTACCATTAAGAACTAACCAAAGTTCATCAACCCAGGGTCTATTAATGCCCAAGTTGGGATATCGCTTTCGCGTTAGTTTTGAAGGGTTTGGCGTAAGCAAAGATGTAGTAGAATTAACCAAGCAAGTGGTCAGCTTTAACCGTCCACAGGTCAGCTTCCAAGACGTTGACGTTCATGTTTATAACAGCGTGGTACGTATTGCTGGTAAGCACACATGGGGCGATGTAAGCACCACATTACGTGATGATGCTGGTGGCAATGTTACACGCTTGATTGGTGAACAATTGCAAAAGCAATTTGATTTTATGGAACAAAGCTCAGCTGCTGCTGGTGGCGACTATAAATTCATTACACGTTGCGAAATGTTAGATGGCGGTAATGGTGACTATGAACCACAAATCCTAGAAACATGGGAATTGTATGGTTGCTATGTCAAAGAAGCCAACTATCAGGAAGTTAACTACTCTAGCAACGATCCAGTTACAATTCAGTTAAGCCTAAGGTTTGACAACGCTGTTCAATCGCCAGGTGGTACCGGAGTTGGCACAGCGATTGGTCGTGCGGTTGGTACAAACATTACTCTATAATCTATTATAGAGCAAAGCAAAAGGGCCCTAGAGGCCCTTTTTCTACACGCTAAATATTAGAAATGGCTAATATCTTTAAAAATGCTGTAAAATATATCGGTAGTACCTTAAAGCAGGTAGCTACCAATGATACTCTCAAAGACTTTGCTCATGCCAGTAGATTGTTTATTGGTGGAAATCATAGATTAGCCCCAAAGAACGCTTTCTTATTTCATGTTTACTTTGATCTTAATCGTGAAGCAGTCAGCAGTATTGTGGCCGAACGCAATAGTCAAATTGAATTAGGCATGATGGTAAAAAATGCCGACTTGCCAAGATATACCGTAGACACTAAATTATACAATTCTTATAACCGTAACAATATTGTGCAAAGCAAGGTGCGGTTTGATCCTATTAATATTACTTTTCACGACGACAACATCAACGTAGTACGTAACTTTTGGTATGATTACTACAAGTTTTATTTTAGAAGCAGTGATCACCCCGACACCACTTACACAAACAAGTACAAATATTGGCCACAAGATGATGGTAGATTTGGGTATACTCTACGCAAAGAAACTCGTGAGCCTTATCTAAGAAGCATACGCATTTATTCGCTACACCAAAAACGTTTTAGCGAGTACATATTACTAAATCCTGTAATTAAGAACTTTAGGCATGGTACACATGCCAACGGTGCTGATCCTAACACAATGGAACATACTATGACTATAGAATATGAAAATATTCTATACAATGATGGCTATGTTACTGTAGGTAATCCCCCCGGCTTTGCTCAATTACATTATGACCTAGTACCTAGCCCGTTACGTGTAGCTGGCGGTGTTAAAAGTATATTTGGCACCGGTGGGTTATTAGACAGTGCCGGTGGAGTGCTTAATAGCATACAGAATCAAGATTATCTAAGTGCTATATTCCAAGCAGCCAGAACAGTAAACACATTTAAAGGAACTAATCTTAAACAAGCAGCTATAAGTGAGCTTACTGGGATTTATACTCAAGAAGCCACGGCTGCTGTGGTTGGTTTAATTAATGAAACCATGCGTCCGGGCAATCAAAATGGTTATAACATTCCAACTGTGGGTGGTATAAGTGGTGCTGTTTCTAATCAGTTTAATGGTATTGCTGATGTCGGCAGTGTAGCAGCCTTGGCTGGTGCTGCGTTATTACTAAACAGCACGCCAACATCTAACATGGTTAA